GGCAAGATATCGTGCGTGGAGCGCAGTATCTGCCGTATGACTTAGCGGGTGCTCCGGTGGACATTGCCACGATGGCGATGAGGCCGTTTGGGTACAACGTCGAAAAACCTGTGGGTGGCAGTGAGTATCTGATTGAGAAAGCTCGGCAGGCTGGGATTGCCCAGGCGCCCACGGGTTCGGCAGCAGAAACAGTGACACGTATTGGCATGGGCTTCGTGAACCCTGCGGCAGGAGCAAGGCAGATAGGTCGTGGGATTGAAGGACTTACAGATGTAGTTACGGCGCCGATTGATCGCGCAAAAATCCGAGCAGCAGCCTCTCGTGCCCCAGAAGATGTTACCTATGACCCTCTAAGAGAACGGCTAGAGTCGCAAGGAATTTTGTCCTTGGCTACACGCCCGGGCGGAAGTGTTATGTTTGGTGACGAAACCTCACGTAATCTCCTTAAGCTGCATTTAGATCAGCAACGCTTGGATGAATACGCCCAAGGTGAAATGCCAAAAGCAGGGGCTGAGTTTAGCAATTCGTTTTTAAACTATTTGCCAAAAATAGATAAATATATGCAGTTGCAGTATTCAACACCAAATGATCCTTTGCTAATTGCAACAGTAGAAGGCAGATTTAAACCAAAACCTTTTTTGCGCCCCAATGATATTTTTAGTTATGACCGAAAAGAAATTTCAAGAATAACTAAAATTCCCCTACAGGACGAAACAAAATTAACTCCTGCCCATGTGAACAAACTTTTAGAGTTGTCTAAAGCTGGTGATGGGAAAGCTCAACAAATGGTGTTTAGTGGTGCTAATAGGGCTATGTCTTCTTCCGGACGCATAACCCCGCTGCAAATAGTAGATAGGCTAAAAAACACAGAATTTTTTGATGAAGTAAATGCCAATCTTAAAAGTGCTGTTGAAAGTACTTTTTGGAAAGAACTAGGAAAAGAAGAAGATATAGTCCCTTTAATGAAAAAATATATTAATCAAAAAGCAATCCCCAACAATGAAGAAGAACAAAAAGCGTTTAACACATTAGAATTTAGAGTTTCGACTATCTTAGAAAAAAAAGCGGATGCAGAAAAAGAACTTCAAGCTAAAAACCCTTTGTTTGGTAAATATCCAACCTCAATAAATCTAGTGCGTGATCCAAGGGAACTTAATGAGGCAATAGAAAATATTCCGGCTATAGCGGAAGAAATTAAAAGAGGAAAACCCGTTTACAAACCTGCGAATACTTGGAATTCTCCGTTTAGAACAGAAGATATATTTGAGTACATGTTGGAAAATGATCCGGCCAAGTGGTCAAAGATGTCTGTCCCAGAATTAATTATTGCATCTTCGGCCAAAGATCCTGTTTCCGTTACAAGCCCCACAAAAATTGCTAGGATGGCAGATGATGGAGATCCACTAACTGCGGATCAATTAAGAACAGGTACTCAAAGATATATGCCCGTTAATTCTCCCACTTTGGGGGAAGGCGCCGAATGGCGAGAAATAACTACCAAAGAGGGGCTACGGATTGAGGGTGGGGTGTTACAACATTGCTTAAAAAGAGAAACAAGCGGTTATTGCAATCGCCTTTTAAACAAAGAGTCTAAATACTTTACTCTACGAGATGCCGATGGGCAGCCTTATGTAAGTATCGAACTTGCAAAACCTATCGGCAGAGAAAAAGAAGATGTTCCGTACAGCGTAATTAAACAAGTCAAGGGCTTTAGAAATACTAATACTATTCCTTTATACGGGGAAGAAGTCTCAGACTTTTTGATGGATTGGCAGAAAAAGTCTGGTGTTAAATTGAGTCCAACGGAAGATAACGATTTTCTTCCTCAAAAATTTAAGCAAAAGACTTCTTTTGGAATAGAAGCTCCTCCAGAAAATCTTCGCAAGGGCGGCATGGTAGATAAACCTTTATATGATCGGGCAGTGTGATGGCCAAGAAAAATTCATTAAATAACATCGAAAAGGCTCTTGAAGCCGTGGGCCAAGAGCAAATGCTCGCGCCTGAAGTTGACGTGGAGATTGAGCAAGAAGAGCCGGAAGGTGAAGACGAGGGTGTAAGCATTGAGATCGGCGCCGATGGCAGTGCCACGATCACCATGGGCGAAGAGGAAGAGGTCAAGGAAACCAAGCACTACGAGAACTTGGCTCAGTACATGGATGCTTCTGACCTGGCCAAGATTGGTGAGGAGATCCTTGAGTACTTTGACTCCGACGTTGCTTCACGCGACGAGTGGGAGCGCACCTATGCCGAAGGATTTAAGAGCCTTGGATTTCAGTACGAGATGCGTACCAAGCCCTTCCGTGGCGCGGCCGGTGTGTCGGTGCCCTTGCTGACAGAGGCGATTACCCAGTTTTCAGCCCAGGCGATGAAAGAACTCATGCCCCCTGGCGGGCCCGTGCGCACGTCCGTGATTGGCAAGTCCAACCGCTCGCGCGAGGCTCAGGCTAAGCGGGTCAAGGATTACATGAATTACGAGATCACCACGGTGATGAAGGAATACACGCCAGACTTCGACCAGATGCTTTGGTACGTGGGCTATGGTGGGTCGGCCTTCAAGAAGGTTTATTTTGACAAGAGCAAGCGGCGTTGTGTGTCGCCGTTCATTACGCCAGACAACTTTGTGATGCCCTACCATGGTTCGAGCAATCCTTGGGAAAATGAGCGCTGTATTCAGGTCGTTCCTATGTCTGCCAATTCGCTGCGTAAGGCGCAGGTGGCAGGCGTTTATCTGGACCTTGAGATGGAGGAAGCGCCGATTACGCCTCGCGAAACTCCAATCACGGATGCGCAAGACCGTGTCTCTGGCCAGAGTCCGGGGTACATGGACGAGGAATACACGCTCTTAGAAGCACACATTCTGTACGACATCCCTGGGTTTGAAGACAAGGATGGCATCAAGAAGCCTTACATCATTACGGTAGACAAGGACAGCGGCAAGGTCTTGGCGATCTATCGTAACTGGAAGGAAGAAGACGAAGCTTGCTGCCCGGAGCAATATTATGTTCACTACATGTTTCTTCCCGGCCCTGGATGTATGGGCTATGGCCTTGTACATCTCATCGGTAATCTCAACCGTGCTGCCACCTCCGCACTAAGGCAGTTGCTGGATGCGGGTACGCTGGCCAACTTGCCAGCAGGCTTTAAAGCTCGTGGCTTACGGATCGCGGACGATGATGATCCCCTCCAGCCGGGTGAGTGGCGTGACGTGGATGCGGGCGGCGCGGACCTAAGTTCGTCATTGCTGCCTCTGCCATATAAGGAGCCAAGCCAGACGTTGTATACCCTGATGGGATTCTGTATTGACAGTGGTCGCAGGCTCGCCAGCATTGCTGACATGCAGGTTGGTGATGGTAACCAACAGGCCGCAGTGGGTACAACAATAGCAATGTTAGAAAAGGGTGCCAATGTTATGTCGGGCATCCACAAACGTCTGCACTATGCCCAGAAGCTTGAGTTCGAATTGTTGGCAAACTGCATGGCCAAGCATCTGCCGGACGAGTATCCGTACGAGGTAGAAGGCGGCGATCGCAAGATCTTCAAAGACGACTTTGATGACCGTGTGGACGTCTTGCCGGTGGCAGACCCCAACGTTCATTCCAGCGCCCAGCGCATCATGATGGCTCAGACCCAGTTGCAACTGGCCCAGTCTGCACCCCAGATGCACAATATGTATGAGGCCTATCGTCGGATGTATGAGGCACTTGGTGTGCGGGACATTGACATGGTCTTGAACTATGACGATACCCAGGAACCACGGCCCAAGGACCCGGCTACCGAGAACGCTGACGCTATCGACGGCAAGAAGTTAAAGGCCTTTGCTGGCCAGCAACATGACGCTCATATAGTGAGCCACATGCTCCAGGGCATGAGCCCAATCCTGCAGGCTAACCCCGTGGGTGCGATGAACCTAACCAAGCACATTTTGGAGCACGTTCGGATTAAGGCTGAGGAGCAAGTAGAGGCCCAGATCTTTGCCGAGTACGGTCCTGAGAACAAGGGCGTTGTGTCGGACATCCAGAAGGAAGCCATGGTTGCCATGTTGGTGGCTCAAGGGATGAGCGAGTTGCGTCAATTGTCTTCGCAGTTGTCTGGCGAGGGCGCACCAGACCC